ATTAGAGGTATTGGTGATGCCATTTCTTCTATATTCCAAGGAATTGGACAAGCAATACAGTCAGTACTCCAAGGTATCGGTTCTATTATCGAGTCCGTTGGTAGCGCTATCAAATCTGTATTCGAAGGTGTCGGTAACGCTGCCAAGGCATTTGGAGAAGGCGTTAAAGCCGCTCTACAAGGAGTTGCTGAAGTATTCCGTGGAATTGGTGATGGTATTAAGTCCGCATTTGAAGGTGTGGCATCTATTATCGACGCTGTTGGTAATGCCGCCAAGAATGCAGGACAAGGATTCAAATTGTTTGCACAAGGCGTATCAATTATTGCCAAAGATGGTATTGCTGGCGCAGCTGGTATTACAGCAGTTGCTGCAGCCGTAACAGGTCTGGGCTCTGCGTCATATGCTGGTAACCTTGTAGGATTCACAAAAGACTTAGGATCTCTTAAAGGCGTTATCGCTGGTCTTGCTGGTTCTGCTGGTGGTATCATGGCGATGTCTACTGGATTTATCATGATGAATGCTGCGTTAGCGGGTCTTGCTGGAACTGTTCCTACAGTATCCTCAGCATTCCAGAACCTGCAAACACCTATTACCACACTTGCTCCGGCTATCCCATCATTAGCAGCCGCATTTTCTATGTTGGCACCATCTATCATGATGTCTGCTTCTGGAATTATGCCGGTTGTAGCCGGGTTTACTCAACTTGGAGCGATTGTTCCTAGTCTTGCAGCAGCTCTACAAACCGTACCTGCGGCGTTCCAACAAGCAGCACAAGGGGCTATGATGTTTGGACAATCTCTGGGACAAGGTATTATGGCTTCTGCTCCTATGGTGATTATGGCAGTCCAACAGTTAGCTATGCAAGCAGTTATGTCTGCTCAAATGGCTTTCCAACAAGGACAACAAATCGGTGTTCAGTTTGGACAACAAATTGCTACAGGATTAATGTCTCAGTCTGGAGCCATTACATCTGCTGCTCAGTCAAGCGCAAACATGTCCATAAATTCTGTAAGAGGTACGTTCTCTCAAGGCGGAGCCATTGGACAACAATTTGGATCAAGCATTGCTAGCGGTATTTCTGGAAGCTCTGGTTCTATTACGGGATCATCTTCTAGTGTGGCAAACAGTTCTGTAAACTCTATCCGTGGAGTATTCAATCAAGGTACTTCTCTTGGTTCTCACTTTGGTGGATCTGTGGCTAGTGGTATTTCTTCACAATCAGGTTCTGCTCATGGAGCAGGTTCTAGTTTGGCACATTCAGCATACAATGGTGCGTCGTCTGTATCATTGAGTTCTGCTGGTAGCTATGCTGGTTATGGTTTTGCAAATGGTTTGGCCGCATCTGCTGGTTCTATTTACGCTACTGCTTCTGCAATTGCCTCCAATGTCGCAGCAACAATCAGAAGAGCGTTAGATATCCATTCGCCATCACGAGTAACTAAAGCTCTTGGTAAATTTACTGGACAAGGTTTCGAGATTGGTTTGAAGGATACTGGATCCGCAATCTTCAGAACTGCCAAAGGTTTGGCCAATCAAGCCATTGAAGCTCTGAATGTTGATGATAGTCTATCTGGACTCCTCATGGACAACATTGACATGACTATTCAACCAACGGTCAAACCAGTATTCGATGGATCTCTTCTGAAAGACATGAACAACCTTTCTGGTAAGATGAACGGTAACTTGACCTTGCCATCAAGTTACACTGACAGATTCAATCAAAATGGCAACACAACGATTACTAATTCTGACACATACACAGTTAATGTGAATGTGGAGAACAGAGGTAATCAACCAATTAATCCTAAAGAACTTGCCCGTCAGGTTCAGGATGAATTGAAGAATATGCGTGACGCAGCTTTGCGTTCTAGAGGGGAGGAAATCGCTTGGTAAGTTTGAAGCCAGGTGAATTTCTTATTAATAAAGTAAATTCATCTACTGAAAAGATACTTATCCAAGATCGTCCCGATATCGAAGCACCCAAACGTCGGCAGGTTCATAAAGAGCCTGCTGGCTATGATGGGTTCTTGATTTATGATGATGGAGGATATGAAGCTACTGAAGTAGAACTTACTCTTCTTTATCATGGAGGAAGAGTAGATGATCCTGCAGCAATTTCGACTGCTCGCAATAGGATCTATAAATTCTTCAAGTTCGGTCAATATGAGTTTAAGATGACTCCGTATTTCGATCCGGAGAAGGTATATTTGTGTATACTCACAGAAGCTCCAACATTTGAAAACAAATGGTATTATAATGGTGCCATGGTATTCAAACTCAAGATAAAAGTACAACCATATAAGTATTATGTGGATACTATTGACTCTTGGTGGAATATTCCTAAAGCAGGTTGGATGCGAAACCCTAGAATGTCCGATGCCAAACCATTATTCCGTATAATTGGTAATGGCGATTTGGATATGACTGTTGGATATAAGAAGATGATATTCACAGGAGTAGAAGGAAACATCTATATTGACTGTGAGAAATACTTTATATATCGTAATGAGAATGGAGTTATTACAAACGCAAATCATAAATGTAAATCAAAGGACTTTTGGCATATGCCCTCAGAACAATCGGTACAAATCAATTGGAATGGTGCAATTAGTACTGTTGACATGATTCCGAGATGGAGGGATCTGCTATGAGACCTATACTTTATGAACAATATGAACGAGACTTTGAGTCAAATGGTATTGGTGTATTATGGGACGCTCTTGAATGTGAAGTTCATGAAGTTCGTAATGCCGAATTCGAGTTAGAACTCACATATCCATACAGCGGTCAGTGGTTTAATGAAATCAAAGAAAACCGTTATATTCTCGCCAAGCCTAATGATACTGATTTACCTCATGCGTTTCGTATTTATGAGGTAGAAAAGAATACCAAAGACCAGACAATAAAAGCTAAATGCGTGACAATCACGGATGACCTAAATGGTATGCTGGTAAAAGCGGCTAAAGGTAAAGGTACTCCTGCTACAGCATTTGCGCTGGCTAAACAAAATGTTGTTGGTGGTCCAGAAGCAGTTCCTTATGAGTTTTATACAGACATAACCGATAACCTAAAGGACTTCGAATTTCTTCTTCGGAATATGCAAAGTGTATTATCTGGGGAAGAAGGTTCCCTTATCGACTTATGGCGAGGCGAGATAAAACGGACAAACAACTATATTCATTTCCTCAGAAATCGTGGTAAACAAAATGTTACTACTATTCGTTTAGGAAAGAATATGGAGAACTTTAAGACCCAGGTGTCATTCAAAGGTAAATTCACTGCCATATTACCTTATGCCAAGTATACTAAGCGCACTGGTAATGGAAACGATCAACAAGAGATTTATGTATTTGGCGACGTCGTTAAATCGATGTACTACAACTCATATTCTCAGAAAAACTTGAGACCTGTAGATTTCTCAAGCGATTTCCAAAATACCGGACAAGGTAATGGGGATCAAGAAATCACAAAAGCTCAAGTAGATAATGCTGCTAAAAACTATTTCACATCTAGAAATCCTGGTTGTGATATTCCTAGCATCCAGATGACTGTTGAGATGGCTGCTCTTAGAGATAGTAATTTGTTTGATGAATATACTATCAATCGTTTAGAGACTATTGGACTTTGTGATACCGTGGATGTATGGGTATCCAAATGGAACCTATCCACAACTTTGAAAGTTCGTGAATTAACTTATGATGTTCTAAAAGAACAGATTAAGACAATGGTAATCTCTGATAATGGTAAAGGATCGACAAGTTATGGATCATCTTTGACATCGACTGTTAATTCTAAAGTTGAACAGAGTGTTAATAACATCTTCTACAATTCTGGAGGTCTATGGTCTAAGATTGTTAATCTTACAGCCGACGGTCACAACATTATCAACTATCAGACAACTCAACCAACTTCTGCTAGAACCGGTGATCTTTGGTATAAAGACATGGGTAATGGTAAGGTTCAGCTAAACATTTGGGATGGATCAAAATGGAAGCGAGTTGTGGACTCTGATTTCGAAGATGATGTCAACAGAACGGTGGCGACTCATTTTGCAGAAGTTGAACAGAAGATTAAAGATGCTGAGGAAGACTCCAAGGAACGAACTCTACAGGCTTTAAGCAAGGCGGAAAGCGCATTGCTCCAACTCAGGGATCTTCCACAAACAGGAGAATTTAACAAGATCAAAGACCAAATTGGTGTTTACGAACGAATAATTGGTAAAAACGAATCTGAGGTTAAAAAGAATGTTACAGGAATGGTTATGACTCCTGAAATATTCCAGACCGAGGTATTTGCCAGAGGCGTACTTGGGTCAGTTCTAAACCCACCACCTAAAGTGATTAATCATATTCTATCAACTGATAATTTTGCAGATATGACTTCTGGGATTCTTGTCGATAGAAGAAAAATCAATACGAATTTGACTTATATCGCAAATCCGTATGTTGTCAAACGACCGAATGGAGTTAATTCCGAACTGTTATTTTACACAATACCTGTTCGAACTATAACTCCTAGCGCCGAAATGACAGAACCAAATAACCAACCATATTGGTATATTTCATTCCCACTGGACAACTATGAGATAAAAGTTGGTGAAAGATGGACACTTTCGTTTGAATGGAGAGTAAATCCTTTGGGTAATGGTTATTTCTCTGCGGCAGAGTCTCAACAATTTCATTATGGTTTTTACGACTTCGATAAAAAACGTTGGGAAATTGGTCCTTGGACGGTTGATGTAAGTGCTACTGGTAGACAGGCGGCTGGTCCAGACTATCGTAAAGTGTCTCAAAATATGGCGTATACTCAATTTAGAAGTCTTGGGAAGAACGTTCGATTTGCGATAGTATATACACATTCATCTTCATTATATTTCCGTAATATAATGTGGAATAAAGGTGAAGAAGCACCATACAGTCCTATTACTTCTATCTCTACTAGGGTTACTCAACTCGCAGGATCTTGGGCTGTTAAAAATCTTAACAGTAACAATGACGTTGTATCTGAAATCAATGCTACTGGTACCGATGTTAGGATTAAAGGTTCTTCTATATGGCTCGATGGCAATACTAAAATTGAGAATGCGGTTATTAAGGATGCACATATAGCGAATATCAACGCTGCTAAGATTACTACAGGCACTCTTGATGCTAATAGAGTGAATGTGATAAACTTAAATGCTAGCAACATTGTGACTGGCACAATGAGCGCAAACTATATTCGAGGCGGAATTCTAGCATCTCAGAGTGGAAGTTTGACATTTGATTTGAATAGGAATTATCTGAGATTCAACGCCGCTGCAAATATAGAATTTACTACTGCGAACAACTCGTTATTCCGTAGAAAAGGTGACGGTACTGGTTTTCTCCATTTTAGTGATGATACTTATGGGGGAGTATTCGTAGGTCTCGGTGTTACTTCACATAATATCGGGACAATATCGCAAGACACTGGCTACTTCTCTGGTATACGTATATTCCGAGCAAACGATAACGTAGACCAAACGGAGATCTTTGGTGATAAAATATTACTTGGTCATGCTTTCTCTGGCGGTCGAGATGGTATATATCATTTCGTATTCGAACCGACTAAACTTTCTAAGGGTATTAGTATGATACGATTATGTAACTCTGTAGAATCTCTATGGAGATGTTGGGAACATTTAAACAATGTAGGATGGAATGTGAACAGTAATGACTTTTCAAACGCTGTTTGGAATGAACGACGAAATCACAAATATATTGGAACATAGAAAGGAGACATAATATGTCTGTAGATATTAATATATGGTTGGCATGGATGTTTGCACGTGAAAATCGTGTAACATATTCCATGACATACCGAAACGGGCCTGGCTCATTCGACTGTAGTTCTAGCATGTATTTTGCTGGTGTCGAAGCTGGGATGCCTAAATTACCTTGGCCATGTTCAACAGAGTCAATGCATGACTGGTTGTTGAATAATGGTTGGACACTCATTGGTGAGAACCAAGAGACTGCTACTCAACGAGGAGACATCTTTATCTGGGGACAGAAGGGATACTCTGCTGGCGCGGGAGGACATACTGGTATGTTTGTGGATAGTGAGAACATTATTCACTGTAACTACGGGTATAACACAATTTGTCAGAACAATCACGATTGGCTTTGGGAAATCAATGGAGGTCCTTATGTATACTATTACAGATACACTGGCGGACAACCTCAGGCGACTCTTCCACCCGCCGTAGTACAATCTGCTCAGAATACATTTGAACGTGAGCTAGACGCTCGTCAGCCACTATCAAAATCAGAGCAACCTTACTACGAAGCGACTGTCACAGAGGACTATTGGGTTGAAGCTGCGCCATATGGAGGCGCTCCTGAGAAAGAACTATTCAAGGCAGGCTCTCGAGTTCGTGTCTATGAAAAGGTTAATGGATATTCTCGTATCGGATCTCCTCAATCAGACCAATGGATGGATGACAATTATCTAGATGATGCTACTGATATGTCTGGACATCTGTAATTTTTAGAAAGAAAAAAGGTATACTACTTATGAAACTAATTGATGAGAACGGAACCCTACAACACGTTGACAACTCTTCCGATGTTATCGAACATTACGGTAAGAAAGGAATGAAATGGGGAGTTAAGAAGGCTATTGATTATGCTAAAGCTTATGGTAGGGCTGCTTACAACAATGCTCGTCACCCAATCCATTCTACTCGTGCAAGTATGGAAGCTCTTGTGAAATCACCGGTGGGATCTAACCTTGCTACTAAGCGTTCTTTAGACTATCGTAACAAACGTGTATCTGAATTGGTTAAAGCGAAAGCCGCTATGAAAGACTCTAAGCGTAAGTACAAGAAAGAACGCAAGGCCATTGACGAAAAGTATTCTAGACGTGAGTCTAAGATCAACAAGATTAAGGATAACAATTCTAAGACTGTGAAATTGCTTGACGTTACCTCAGCTCACTTGAAAGAACGTGGACGTCTTGATGCTAACTACAAGAAGAATAGTCCTAAGAACAGATACGCTAACGTTAAGAAGAACGGTCGTACGAAATACTAGGAGGTACTAATGGTATTATTGTATGATAATGATACCTTAGTTCACGTTGATTCCTCGGAAGATGTTATCCAACATTATGGTAAGAAAGGTATGAAGTGGGGCGTACTAACCTCTGCTCGAAACCTGAAAACTCGTTGGAAAAATCTTCCTGAGAGTCGACGTAAACAAATTAAACTAGCCGCACAGGTAGCCGGATATACTGTAGGTATTGTCGGATACCATTATGCTAAAGGCAAAGCAAATCCTTATATTAGGAGCGCTATTGTCCGAGCTATAACATAAGGAGGTCTGAATGCCAGACATTTATGATATGGACGAAAATCAACGTATTGAGAGATCCGTAAATGGGTTACTCGGGCGTTTGTCCACATTAATTTGGGAGAACGAATCTCTCAAAACAGAAGGAGCTTATTACAAGCAAAAATATATTGAGGCTATGGAAGAACTGTCTCAATTAAAAGAAAAAGGAGATAAATAATGGTTGTAAGCGCAAAAAATGTAATCCTTAATACAACTTTAGATATGCGTGCAGGGATGGATACTATTAAAGTACATGTTCCTGAACAATATTTACGAAATGATCATAATAATTTATATTTGAATGTTAAAAGGGCTCTTGACGATCGTCAGATGTGGTCTAAAGAACTTAGAAACGCCACAAATCCTATAGAAATTACTCTTCCCAAAAACTTGGTTGACGGATATACAGGTGATGTATATTTAACATTAAGTACTCTAGAAGGGTTTAAATTTTTCTTTACTATAAAAAGTGAAAAATCTAGTTCTCAGAAACCATATGTTGCTAAATCATTCTACCCATCAGAAACGATCTTCATTAACAAAATCCCGAATGTAGAACTTAGTGAAATCGATGTTGATGAAATTTCTGGTAACGATAAAACCAGTGCTAAAGCGGTTATTACCAAGGAAGAAATTGAAAAAAACTTTGTTCGCAGGGGTAGACGGTAAATTCCAAAATATTCAGAACTTTGTTGAAGGGTATTATAACAATGACGAACGTTATCCTGGAACTGTATCCCCTGCAATTGAAGATATTGCTTGGTGGGGCATTCTTAATCCAGAACCGGACGGTATGTGGGCTCGTTGGCTAGATAAAGCAAAAATGACCGGTAGTGTATATAGCTATAAAGGAGATAATACTGGCGAACAAGTTAAGTTGTCTGATGCTTTTACTGCTTGGCTTATGGGATATCCTAATGAGGATGGTAAATTAGAGAAAAACATTCTCGGTCGTGTAGTTCGCGAACATGATGATATGAAGAAATCCGGAGCGACTGGTGGTCTCGGAGAAGATAGCATTAAATCTATTGTGGATGCTAAAATTGACGAATACAAAAAGACTGTTCCAACTCCTACGCCATCATTATCACGAGAAGATATCACGCTTTTAGTATCCCAGAAACTCAATGATATCGATTACAGTTCTAAAGTAATGGAACAACTGTCAGACGTGTCGTTATCTGGATTTATGAATCAATGGGTTAAAGAAGCTAAAACTGGAGATCGTGAAGGCGAAGGTAAGGGATCTGTATTTGCAGTATTCTCAGAAATGGCTCTTCAAAATGAGCACCCCGCTAATGCTTTCGCTAAAATGCATAAAGATATCAAAGAACTTAAACGTGTTGTTAAACAATTAGCTACAGCGGCAAGTATTGAAAACACCATTACTATTGACGAAGAATAATCCACAACGCAGGACCTACACGGGTCCTGTTTTTTTACCAAACAACCGCAGAAATTACATAGCAGATAATGAAAACAAATATAATTATTGGAGGACATTACTATGTTAAAATATGTTGATATTAAAGGAAACGAAGTTACTGAAATTGCCGCTCGTGAGGGTATTGAGCAAATATTGGCTATTCGTGAGTATTTAAATAATTTGATGGTGTTTCTTCGGGATACAACTGAATTATCCGAAGAACAAATCAAAGAGTTTGACAATACTGTACGAGAGTTCAATAATACGCTCGATTACTGCTCACCGAAAGGTGAAGAAGTACGTATCGATCCAGATACATATCTTAAACTACAAGGAATTAGTATGGAACTTATGACTATATGTGGTAAAAAAGATGAAAGCTATTACTATGAAAAAGGAGTTGAGTATGCTAGTGAACATCAAGAGGAAGCCATTGAAATGGGTAGAATCTGTTATGAAATTCACAATAAATACGAACTACTTAAAGAAGCGTAATAGCTTCTTCTTTTTTTCGCAATATTTACACAGGACATAATGAAAACTAATTATAAAAAGGAGGAACACATAATGTTCAGAAAAATTTTAAGAGAAGTTGGATTCCGCTGTCTTGCGGGGTATGCGGTTCTTGAAGAGGGGAGAATTAAAAAGCTCGAGCAAGAAGGCTATATTCTAAAAGATGCAGAGGATCATAACGAACGGATGAGAACTTTACATTACGTGCTAAAGACCTTGAAAAATAAAGGTTTTTAAGAATAGGCTAAGATAGCCCGTTCTTTTTTTTCTTCGCATTAATTACAAGCCATATAATGAAGAAATAAGAAAAGAGGAAACAATTATGAAATTTAAACATAATGAAGTATTATATCACAGATTGAGTGATTTTGGTTATTATATGCCTTTTGATACTAAGGATATAAAGGATACAGAAAACCTAGATGAGGTAGTAAATCTAACAATTGATTGGATCGAAGCATATACATACTACTTAAACATTTACATAAATAGTTGTGAGGATTCTAATCCATTCGATATAAGAATGGATAGATATACGCGACGACTACATGTGAATCGTGTTAAGTTGTGTGGTGTGCAGAATGAACTGATGGAATTGTTAAAACACGATAACTATTCTAGAATTAAAGCTGTTAGACTTATGTTAAAGACAATAGCATTGATAACAAAATCAGCATGTACTGTGTATTGTACAACGTTGTTTGAGGACGATTAGTCCTCTTTCTTTTTTTCGCAGAAATTACATATATCATAATGAAGAGGAATATAAACAAAAGAAGGGTTTGCTTAGTGAAATAGGAAAGCAGCTATACATTATATAGAAGTGCGGTGACGATGCCGCAAATCCGCATTCTTCTTTTTTCTTTGAGACAACACGTCTCATTATTTTTTTGTAAGGAGGTTCTAATATGAACATTGACGAAGATCGTTTGTTACAACCACTAGCCATTCCGAAACGACCACTACGTACGCCTGAAGAAGTCGAGGAAGTTCGTAAAGAAATGCTTGACTGGTATAAGAAGTATCAATGGGTTAACTGTCGTGACTATTCGATTATTTTAGGTTTTATTAATAACAACTACGATCGACAACATGGCTGGGATGACGAAATGATTCGCACAGCGCCTATTACACACAATCGCTCAGGTTACTGGTTGGATTTACCAACACCTATAAAGTTCTAAAGGAGGATTATTATGAAAGTTGACATTAATTTACCTGTGATGATATTGCAAACTAAAGAAATTGCAGAATATTTCCGAGAATTTTTATTGAATAAGGCTGTAAACAAACCATTAAAGATTCATGTAGTTTATGAAGAGTTGGAAATGGATGATTTATGGAGGGTAACTTCATTACATAGGGAGGAAACTATATGACACCATTTGATAAGATTAGGATTCCGGTTTTTAATAAACGAAAGAAACAATCAGATACAACCGTAGTAGAGAAATACAACAACTACATTCGTAAGATCGAAGTTGTATATAATCATAATGACGACACTTTCCGGACAAAGATTGACATGGTCTTGTCTGGAAATCAGGTTTACTGTCAAGGAGTTATAATTCCCGAAAAGTCTTACGACAAATGCATCTATATAGATGTACCAAAAGATGCTCTACAACGTCATTTATCTAGCGTTAAGATGCTTTCTATTGGCGCGAGAGATTTCCCAAATACTTTCGCACTTATAAAGACATATGTTCACACAATTGGCGACATGTTAGACCATGGTGTTGACTACACAGAGTTGCCACGTTTCATAATTTCAGCACCAAATGACCATACGATATTTACAGATGGTAAAGCTATGGCTTACCAAGAACTATTAACACAGGAAGGAACTAAATTTAGCGGTCAAGGACGACTACCACAGTGGGCATTATGGATATATTAGGAGTTACTATTGGCGGAATGTGGATAGCTACATTTGTACTATCTTATTTGTTTGGAAAGAAAGGATTATAATATGCAACGAAGTATTCGTGTTATTTTGAAGACAGTTAGACCAATGGATAGTGACTATCGGGTTAGATCTATTTTGGTTAATGAGGATGATGTGTTATTAGCCTATGACAATGTTCACAATAGAAACGTTAAGGGTATTGAGATGTATGGCGAATTCTTTATAAAGTTTCCTCATAAACTAGAGGTTAATGAGTCTATCATAGATATTAGTTTGGATCTATATCGATGGGATATGTTTGTTACCACTAATACTATTGACCGTATGTTGATTCAAAATACTGATCCTACAGAACATATAACTGTAAACCCAGACCGTGGTTATGGTCAATCAATTCGTATTAGACATCTTGTGGTGGTTTCGCAGTAATTACATATACTATAATGAAGAAATAAAAAAGGAGGAACACATTATGAAAGCAGTCAAAACTTTATGGGACTTGTTTTGGTGCAAGACACTATGTGATCTAGCATTTAAAATCTTTGGAGGCTAATTATTAATTAGTCTTTATTTTTTTTTAGAAAGGAATTACGATGTATTATAAAGGTTGTATAATTAAGGATGGTAAGATCCCAATGTCGGATTATACTTTGACAGAGGAAGGTTTTGAGAATATTTTAAAACATCAAGATATTCCATTTGTCAATTCTATTTATGAGAAAGTAGGCACAGCCAAATTGGTTCGTGACGGTAATGATATATTCGCGGTTGTTGTATTCAATACTCCACTAGGTCCTTTTATGAGTCTTGATATTGACGAAGACCTTGGTTATTGGTATTTTAATCCAATGTTCCTTATGCCAGGATTTAATAGTAATATTAACAATATTCGTGTGGATTATATTGCGTTAGATATATTTGACAAAGAGCAAAGGATTAAAGAACCAGAAGTGGTAGAGTTTATGCGACTATCAAGATATTTTAAAGCGGAGGAAGCTTATGCGAAAAAGAATCAGACGACGGATAATGGGACTAACTAGTGCATTTGTGGTTATCTCTACAATAGTGCTACTTGCATATTCCATTGAGTTACATGACAAAAATGTTGTGTATCAAAATACAATTAAAAAGCAGGAAGACAAGATCTTCTCATTAGAACATCAATATGAAATGATTGAGAACCGATGGAAGACTCGTGACGAAGCGGCTACATATTACTATGACAAGTACCTGGAACTCAAGGAAAAGTATGAACCTAGAAAGGAGATCATGGGTGAGTAAAATTGTTCCTATTAAGGAAATTAACCGTAAACGATTGGAAGTATTATTGACTAAGGAATTTAATTATGACTCTATTATTGAGCGGATTAATGAAATTCTAATAAATTCGATATCTGATCCAATCTATATACGTATTGTTGATATTCGTAAAATTCTAAAAGAAAATGGATACGATAATTCAGATACGTTCCCGGTTCATATCATAATGCAACAGTTGGTGTTCGACTTAAATGACGCCGGATATAAGGCTACTATTGATGTTACCAGGTCGTATGACATTGACCATGATATGGACATGGTATATTCTACACTAATTATTGAATTCAAAGGAGGTAAATCTTAATGCCAGAAACACCTATTTCGCCACTATCTCCACCAATGAAGGACGGTAAAATGTGGACTGAACCAGATATGGGACTGTTATCAGGTCAATTAAAAACATTCTACTATGGAACCCCGAATGGCTATGTTGTACAATTGTCTTACGATATGGAAAATCGTGATAAGAAACCTGTATTATCAGTATCCCGTATTGATGGATATCTAGACATAAGACAATACGACACCGTTGTGGATTTTCCTAAAACTTCTGAGAAAAATGATGTATCTTCCAGTACAGCCCAGTCAATATTTGAAATTGATGATTTAGCTAAGGCTAACGAATTTGTCGATAAAGCAAAAGCTCTACCTAAAGCCAAAGAAAAGCTTTCTGAAACTGATCGTTGGGTTAAAGGGTTATATCCACCAATGTTATTTCAATAAAGAAAGGATTAATATATGAAGAAAATTAATCGTAGTATTGCGTGTTTTATCCTATTCGGACTTGTATTGTTCGGATTAGGTATATTTGAGGTTCTTGACCGTCGAGGAGACAACGACCGAGACAAACATATCGATCAACTCGAAATTCGTATTGGTGAACTAGAGAAAGACAAGCAGGAACTTAGAAATGTTATCGACAAGATGAATGGACTGTTGGATAAAAATTAAGGAGGATAAAATGTCTAAAAATGTTAGGCCAGTACAGTTTGGTAGGAAGAATCCGTTCATTATTCAAAACAAATCCAAGATTATGACCCATTACAATTACCCGTTCGAAAACGGTATAATTGTCGAGCTTGTGATTATGCTTGGTGGTGATTACGCATTTGTACGTGTTCGCGATTATTGCGGATATAATCATATTGACAAGGACCAATTCCAAATTTCTGAAATGGAACCTTTGAAGGAACTATTGGACTGGGCTGGTTATTATGAAGACCGGTTCGATAAATGCGGACGACCAGAACTTCGTGAAGAGTTTAAAGCTCGATACGGAAAACAAATTATTAAAAGGAGAAATAAACATGAAAATTAACACTGACAATCCTAAAATTTTGGAACTAGCTTTAAAAAATCACAAATCTACTCTTGATTTGGCTCTATTTTCTGAGAAGAATGTCAACGCTCTTCGAAACATCACATCTCGCGCATTTACATTTTCCTTGCTGCTCTATGGATCATATCTTGGTGTATCCGCTATTCATAACAAATTAGTTATGCCGTACGCAGCCAAACAACTTCTTAAGGACAAGGAAATCGCAAAACTTATGTTGAAAGGATGATATAATGAAAACTCGTATCGAGGCATTTTTCTTATGGATTTATTTCTTCTTTGGAAATCATCGCAAACAATGGTATGATCAAATGGAGATCTACCACTACGCATATTCCAAACAACAAGAAGAATTGTACAAACTAGTCAAGTATACTGAAGGTAATGATCGAAAAGTTCAACGTGCGTATAATCGTGTAGTTGATTTGGCTGGTTATTACTACTCAATAATGATATTACTTGACCAATATCCAAACTCATATTCTATTGCCAAAAAAATTATCTCAAAAACCAATACGATAGAAACTCTTGAAAAATCATACAACAGTATTCTATCATCGATTGATATTAAATAAAAGGAGTAACATTATGTTTAAATTAACAGACAACCAAAAACCAAGCGTACATTTCGAAGATCCAGCTATGCAGGTAGCTTATGAACACGGGCTACGTCAAGGGGTCGCTCGCGAACAGATTAAAGCCGCGGTTCTAACTATGTTCGGTACCGTATGTTCTTTATTTGTTGCTGGTGTAGCGGTATATAATGTCCACAAAGTAAATGTGGAACTGCAAGAATTAAACAGCGAAGAACAATTCAAGCGTCTTGTAGAGGAGGAATATGGTAATGACTGATGAAGTTGTAAAATTCTTAGACAAATATGGTGACAAAATCGCTGCTTCTTATGAAGTTCTGAAGGAACAATCTAAATGGCATGATGTGATGGTCTATTGGATTATCATTTCAACTATAATTTTGATTATCGGTCTGATGTGTGTTACCATGATTAGTTTTCATACCGATTCATTTGATCTTGATAATTGGAACAAGGTTATGTACGACGGTAAATACTATGAAAAACACCGACCCAATCGAATACTTGTGTATATTAATATTACATTACCATTTGTAATCCTATTCAACACCGTATTCTCTGTATGGCTATCTTGGCAGCTAGCTCCAGACTACAATCTAATAAATAACCTTATAAACAGATGATCGCAGGAATTACTTATATCATAATGAGAAAAAAGAAAGGAGTACAAATAATGTACGATATTTTAATGAATTTACTTTATGATGGCTTGGATAAGCAGATGGAGTTGTGCAAAGTCGAGATGGCTTACGCGACCACAACTGATGAAATCCTGAAATTGACTATCAAGTATGCGAAGTTACTTGCGTTGAAGAATGAGGAACGTAAATACTCGATTACTTGGGATAAGGCGTTTCAGGCAGTTGTCAGTTTCGTTGGTATGGCGGCTGTTTTGAACTTTGAACAGACGAATATCATCACTTCGAAAGTCTGGGGTATGGTTAGTTCTAAATTTAAATAAGGGTTATTATACCCTTTCTTTTTTCTCAAAATAAATTTAAAGGAGTTAGATAATGACAAAAATTACAAAAGAAAATATGCAAAATGCTCATGATGAACTGTTACAAACCTTTGTTGATAAAAATGCTGACTATGGAAACTCTTTCGAATCTTCTCTTGAAGAATATGGACTAATCGCAGCTCTTATTCGTATGGACGATAAGATGGGACGACTTCGCACGATTATTAAGTCCGAAGCTAAAGTGAAAGACGAAAGTATTTCGGATACTCTTCGCGACCTATCTAATTATGCTCTTATGGCATCTGTGTGGGTTGATAATAAGACTATTACGCAAGAAATATCGGAAACCATCAATAGAATTAAACAACTTACCTTTGATCCAATTGAAGCTTTTACCGATAAAGCAAAACCATCCAAGAAAAATACAAAGGAAGGATATTATTCTGGCATCCGTGTATTCAAATCTGGAGAATACTGCACTGAACCTGATGGAGAAATCGAAATTCAAAACAAAGAACAGCTTAGACTCTTTTTGAATATTCATAAAGATGCGGGTGCTGCTGGCTTGGTCAAAGCTATTGGTCGCGACATCTTTTACAAGATCGATTTCTCAGATTTCTTACGTTATGTGAAGAAACTTCGGGGAGTTGAATTTAAAGATAGTGATCGACTTGAAATTTATTTTAATGTTCGTAACAATGACCTTAATAAGGTTATTTATGTAAAAACTAACACTCTGTTTTCTAAATATGTATTCCAAAATATTGAAGATTTCGAGTTGGCTCTTAATACTTTCATCGATTTCAAGAAATGTTTACTGGATAAGTTACCGAACAATATGAAGGCTCTTATACAATGTAATGTAAAAACTCAAAAATCTAAAATCCTAAAACCTAGAACACGTATTGATGATTCGTTCATGGATCTGGTATTGTATGATTGTGATCGTGTCGAATATTTCAAAGACGACGTCGTTAAATCCGAACGATGTAATAAAAACGGAGAAACAATAACATATAAGTACTCTAGTGATGAAGAACTTTTAACTAGATCATTTATATATGACATGTATGAAGGCGCTACTAATCCCGATCACGGATACTACCACTTAGTTATTACTGATGGCAAACTGACAATGGCTTCTTCTGTAGAAGCAGCTTTGCAAACATTCCTCTCAAACTCTTTCTTAGATTCATTCCAACGTGTACTTGACTCCGGACGCAAGGTTAAACTTGTTAAGGTTCCGCAGTAATTACACACGCTATAATGAAAACAAAAGAAGGAGGCATTTAAATATGCACAACAAATTACTTACACTTAAATTGGAAGATCGTAATCGGGTTAAGGATAATCTTGACACAATCATGGATCATATACACGATTTAATTGCAGAAAGGTATCTTAATCGAGCCCGAGAAATTGAAATCACAAATATTGATATTGTGGATTTCGGAATCGAAGGAATTGATTTTCAAGCCTTGTGCAACAACATAGATCTTGTATATGGCAAAATGGTTGAAACAGGGTATAACGTAACTCTATACAGCGACCATGAAAGTGAATACATTCAAGTGAGCGTTTAAATACGCTCTTTCTTTTTTTTTCTAAACTATTTCAAAACACACATTATATTTTTTGTATTAAAGGAGAATTTACAATGAAAAAACAAACTACACTTAAACTTGCTATGATGGGTATTGCTCTATTTGGATCTGCTGTTGTTGCTGAAGCCGTGTTTGCCGATGTTACTAAAGCTGAAGGTTCTACAGAACTTGTAGCTACTGATCCCGAGGTAACAGTGACTAAGAAGGAAGAAGACTCAATCTGGTCTGATGTTGAAGTGAATATCAAAACTGATATTCCAGACGAAGTCCAAATCAACAATGGGGACACAATGACATTTAACATCCCCGAAGAGTTGAACCTTGAAACCTCATACAACTTCCCTGTATATAACGAAACTGGTGAAACAGAGGTTGGTACCGCCGATGTCAAAGCTAACGAACGTACTGTTACGACAACGTTCAACAATTACTTCCAGGATCATCCACTGGATAAGTCAATTAGCTTGAATTTCACTACCAAGATCAATCGCGAAGTTGTGCAGGAAAACACCAAGCGTAATATTTCTTTCAACGGAACTGTTGTGGAAATCAACGCAGGTTCTAAGGGTACTATCAACTCTAATGAAGAACTGTATAAATATGGATACCAAGACCGTGCCGATCAAAACCTTATCCATTGGGTTGCTCGTTTGAACTATAAGCGTCAAACTATGGAAGATGTGAATATTGCCGATACTTGGTCCGACGATCAAGATTATATTGAAGGTAGCCTTATTTACAGCTACGTGAAAGATGTTGACCCATGGGTATACGACTCACCTGCTACACAAGCACAAGTCAATACTAAATTCAACTCTAATGGATTCACAACACATATCGATAAGATTGAGAACAAAATCCTCATGGTTGAATACAAGACTCGTCTTCGAACACCAGTACAATATAATCCTACCAACCTGTTTACTGCAAGCTGGAATGGCGGATTTGTATCGAATGAAGCTGAAACTAAATTGTATGATGGCAATGGTCGTGCCGTTGGTAAGTCTCGTCCAAAATGGGATAAACCAAATGATGCGCCTAAATACGAACTTCCAGAATTCGAAGGTGGAGTAGTACCTTTGGATCCTCCTATTCACACAAAACCAGAATGGACTGGTGGTACTATCCCTAACGATGCTCCTGTACATACTAAGCCGGAATGGAATGGAGGAACTGTACCATTTGATGCTCCTAAATATGACAAACCTGAATGGAAAGGTGGCGTTATTCCTAACGACGCTCCAGTTCACCACAAACCGACTATCGATCTTAAGGATATTCCACAAATGCCGCCAGCGCCTGTATTGGAATTACCGGAGCTGAAAATCCCAGATGTTCCTGCTCCTAAAGAAGAAAAGCCTAAGACTAAAGTTCCTACTCCAGATCAACCAGGTAACAAAGTTCAAGAAACAACTTATTTTACTAAAGGTCAACAACTTCCAGCTACTGGAGATGCCGAAGAAACATATCTGTTGTTTGGAGGAATTGTGATTGCTGTACTTGCTATTGGTATGTATGGTATGAAACGTAAAGGAGAATAATATGTTATTAAAACCAGAAAATAGTACGGACACTAACGAATTGTTTGAGTGTCATGGCGAGTATGATGTATACCAATATAATCATGGTTATGGCGATGTATACAAAGCAAAAGTAAGAATTTCTGGGTATGATCGAAAATCTGTTTGGAAACAACTCGATGCTAACAAACCAGCCTATGATGAATTGTCAATGACTAGAGGTCTCCGAGGAATTAAGGAATTAGAACCAGGAACTATCCTCGGCTTCATTTCCCATATTGATACAACTGTAACTTCTAAATATGAACGAGAACGTCCTCATTTCTTTATGATGGAGTTAACATATGTTAAGAATTCTTTGGATATTTCATTCCGTGAATTCGTGAAGGACTACTTCAAATACGGAGGTCAATAATGAAAGATCTTAAAATATCTAGTAAATACGACAATCATATTTGTACCTTGGAGAATGGTGAACAACTATTCTCCGCAGAGGTTACATTATACTCATCTGATAAGCAGTTTTTAGAAGAATTTTATGAGTACTATTGGAATAAAATGGATGGATTCAAACCTATCGATAAGATCGACGGTTCTACTGCCCTGGTTAATCTTCTGGGATTTGTCGAACATATGGATATTGGTGTTAAAGCCAACGTGTCAAAATTCAACTTCCCAGAATGTAAATACAAATTTGATTTTACTATTATTTATGTAAAGGAACCTAGCAATTATACCACTCGAGGTTTAATGCTTGGGTATTACAATTATTTAGTTCAAAAGAATGGAGAAAACGAATGAAACGTGGCCTTAAAAATAAAGCAAAAATGATTCGCCGTACACTGGCATGTATTGAACGTCTTGAGTATTATTTGGAACTAGCTAAAGGCACTCCATACGGAGATGCAAACTTCGTTAAAGAAGATGTTGCTACTTATAAGAAATATCTTAATCCTAAACGTAAGACAAACACTTACAAAACTCATGATCTTATTTATATCAACAGGCTTGTGAATGAATTGCGTATTCATATCAAAATGTATTTACATAGTCATCATGGACTCAAGAAGGAGGATAAGTAACATGTCGGTTTGGGAATTAACAGGAATCTCGTTTGTAATTGCAGCAGTATTAGTCTTCGTATTTTTCAAGACTATGTGGAGTCATTTGGATAAGCAGGAGGACTAATAATGAATCGTGTGGATACAAAGAAGTTATATTTAGGTGTTTATACAACGGATGGGAAACATATTCCTATCCGTATTATCACTTTAATAAAATCTCAGGATAATAAATGGAAAGGTTGTCTTCGTAAAACCAGCATAATCGAAAAATGCGATTTGGACGACATTGCATTTTATACTTTCAACGGTAAAGCTATTCGTCGAAAATCCGTTCGTAAGAATCCTGATAATATCGGGTTTGTTATTACTGACTATGATATGAAAGACCTCACATACGAAGCGTCTTCTTTTCATGAATATGAACTCAGAGAAGTTGATAACATTTTGATGAACACAACATGGGATCATTTTTCGGATGAAGTTTACGCTAAAGAAGAGTTTAAACGATCCGAATATGTTGTTGATTCAAAACTGCCTTATGAACGATCAATCGACGGAATCCCTCATTGGGGATATTGTATGGAGGCTAAGATCATTGGTCCTAGCGAAAAGTATCCTGGCTGTACCGTACTACAACGCAAGTATGCATTGATTGATGAAGAATTCGCTAAGTCGATCATATTTGCGTATTGTAAAGAATCGCTTAATGATAACGACTTACTGGAGGGTTAGGTGAATGATGGATAATATAAGATATTGGTCAGAGAAAGGTATTACTTTCCAGACATTTCGATATGACTATGGGATCAATCGTCTTAGCTCGAAAAGCGCTGACAAATATATTGATTCATTGAAGAGACAAATATTTAATCGCGATGTTAATCTAGATATGAATGTTTCCGATTTTCCACATGTTATTGTCATCGATGTTGTTACAGATGACTCACATCCATGGAAATGCATTGTTGTAAGGGCCGCAGCTAAGAAATCCATGTTTGACTCTAGAGACAGTTTTATTGATTTTGTACTCGCCCATCGTGACGAATTAAACGATACAATTCAAAAGTCTATTGATGATTTGAAATCTGGATTTATGGATTGATTAGATGAAAGGATACAAATGGAAAACTTAGATTTCGAAAACGTGTTTATACCAGAGACCGAAGAAGATAAAATGACTTTAGAGGGTCTCAAAATTCTTTCCGATGTTCTCGGAATTAGAAAAAAGGTTGAAGATGACTAAAGGTTATATTATGTCGTCTATCGAATTCAAAGAGACAGTTGAAACAATGGTTAGGGATATGCCTCTAGCCGATATGTTGTATATCAACCAATCTTTAATCGAGGCGGCTATTACTAAATGGAAAGAGAAGGATCCCGAGACAGAAATGTCACCAGCGCAAGAGGATTACAAAGCATATTACGTATTCCTCGCAAGTGTACCGGATGGTATTACTGTGATAGATCCTAATCTTTTCGTATTCAAAATAGCTCGTAAAATTGTTGATGCTCTATGTTTATCAATCATAGACTCGCGATATTATGAGAACGCATTTCATGATCCGGACGTATCTTATGAAGATACAAAATTCATGTCTGATGTATTTAAGCATGTCTTGGATAGGACTGAGGAATCTATGAAAGAAGATTCTGAATCGGTTGCTTTTGAATTCAACAGGAATCCGGACGAAATGCGAAAAGAAATGTTAGAAAGTTTGGACAGAAAGAAACATGAAAGATAAAAAAGTTATTTTATCTAGCAATGACTTCAAGAACCAAATTATAGCAAACATTCGATCAATGGATCTACAAAACGTATTCATGATTGAAGATTTCTATATTGATAGACTTATCACAAGTTGGTGTGAGCATCAAGCTCAGGAAGATTACAAGTCATATTTGAACATGATGATGACTATCCCCGATAATCTAGAATTCATAGATTTGGAAGGATTGTTATTCAAATTGTCTAGACGACTTGTGGACGAGCTTGTTCTAACGCTTACTGAATCATTTTATTACGAAGATATTGGTATGAACATATCCGAGGATTCTTTCCATCCTTATGAGGAAGATCGTCAGACAGCATATGTCAAACGTGATAAAGAGTCTATCAAGTATTTCTTGAGCGTCATTGATGTGATGTTTGACAGATTATATGTTGGAACATCTACAACTAAAGAACTTCTGCAACAAGCTTTGCAGGACAATACATATTTGAGGTAAGTTTGGTATGGAACAGAAACAAAACATCTCTTTGTCTATTTATTACAAAGGGACCACTACAACATTTGGCGGCAAATACGAGGACACATTCCCAACATCTGATGGACGAATTAGTTCTGTTGTTGTGGATATTCCTATTTCGATCGTACACATGTTGGATTTAAATTGTGAGTATGTGCTAGTTATTAACAATAAGCAATATGCTATTCAAGACAAGTCTGTAGGTATCCCGAGTACTGATGGATTTGTCAATACTATTTTACTGGTGAACGAATACGGCACTATTCGCCGTTTAGGGAGGAAATATTAATGAGAAAACATATTCGTATTCCAATGTCACTAAAAGACATGGACACACTTCGTGATAATTTTTACGCTTGCAGCTCTGAAGTACAAATGGAACTCCCTGATAACCTCACCATTCATTTCGAACGCTCTGATATGGAGGAGTTTGAAACATTTTGAACTGAAGAGGAGATTAAGGAAGTTGAATACATCGACCGTTAAAATTATTTTAACAGCTGCTGTTCTGGTTTTATCCGTACCATTCTCAATTATCTGCGGGATTGCGTTAGGGATATTTCCAGCCGTTATTTATGGTCCATCTGTAGTAATCGGTATCACCGGAGCAGTATGGATCGTCTTTACAATTACGTTACTATCCAAAATTTGGAAAAAGTAGTCGCAGAAATTACATAGCAGATAATGAAACGATATTAAAACAAAGGAGGACACAAAGATGTCAAAAGAAACAATCGTTGAAAATCAAACTGAGGTTATCTCAGATGAGCAAGTGAAAGCAGCAGAAGCTGCAGTTGAGCAAGATGTTACAACTACTATCGTAGCTGAACCGGAAAAGCTTACTATGGCACAACAAATTGCCAAGTGGCGTCCAGTGGCTAAGAAAGTACTAGTTGGAGCAGCCTTGATCGGGACTGGAGCTTTCGTGATCTCACTACTCGCTGGGTCTAAATCTAAGAATGACGAAGACGACGTTATTGACGTTGAGTTCGAATCGGAAGATATCGACTAATACTGGAGGGTTATTACACCCTCTTTTATTTTTTGCCGTAGAAAGGAGGCATAGACATATATGGCGGTCATATTAGAAGATTATGACGCAATGTATGTCCCTGATTTTAACCCTGTCACTGGTAGATTCTTTGTGCCATTAGACAACGCCAGTGATATTACGTTGGCGGATCTAGCAACCGAACTTAATGGTTATAATAATCGCGTTTGGTTTGAAGGAAGAACATATATTGCAGACGGAGTCAAGAAACAAATGGACCATGTAACATACGAATGGTCTGCAGTATTGAATGTTAGGAGAGTATAATGGTTGACTACAATAAGGTAAAACAAAAGTCTACTAAGGTAGAAAAAAATGACGGGACTGCTGTGCGTAAAAAGCAGAAAGCAGTAGCTAAAGGTCGAGTGCGCAAACCTAGTTTGTTATCTCGAGCGGGATTACTATTTTTCGGAGAAGGCGGATTCAAAGGTGTTGTGCAACATCTCGTGCATGAGGTTATTATCCCAAGCGCACAAAACACTTTCGTCGATATTACTACAACCGCGATCCAGCGTGCGGTGTTAGGCGATGACTATATTTATCATCGACAACCTACGCAATACTGGGGTCGTGGACGAAACAATGTAACTCGTATGGATACATATCGCGGAGGAGGACGTATTGACTACGATAGACAATTCAATCGTCGCTCGGAGAAAACGTCGGATGTGTTGAAATACGTTGACTTTGAAACTGCACAGGAAGCTCAGGAAATCTTTAACATCATGTTAAGTAACCTTGAGCATTACAAAGTTGTATCTGTCGCAGATTACTATGAACTATCGGATATTCCATCAAGGTTTACTGATAATTCTTATGGTTGGACAGATCTTCGTGGTTCGAAGATTGTTGCTGCGCGTGGTGGAGGATATACAATTCAATTCCCACCTGTTGAGGAAATTTAGTTAGGAGTTTACTAATGAAGAAATTCGTTATTGGTATTGGTTTGGTTGGAATCGGTTATGTTATTGGATGCGTACAATCATATTTCGCATTCGATGCTATTTGTAAGGAAGACGGAATTCGAATTGGTATGTTCGGATCTGAATATGTGGAGGACAAAGAATGAGACGCTATATAGCATACTTATATTTGTTCGCTTGTGGACCTATCGGTTGGTTACTAATATTCATGGATTGGATTAAAAGATAAACGGAGGAAACTAAAATGAAAAACTTACTTGCTACACTATTTTTACTTTGTATTGGCCCTGTTGGTTGGATCATCCTAGCATTTGCTTGGTTGAAGAAATGAGGCCTAAATGATTACAAAGATTGACGTTATATTTCGCGATGGAAGTCGTGAATATTTCAACTATGTTCCTAAAGACCAATACGGTAAGGAACTACGATTGACATACACACGCAGCGAAACCACTGTTACTATTATTGAACATTTGGTTGAAATTAACGAAACTGTCGAGCATGTATTCGAACGTGCCGATATTCGTAAGGTTGCTATTAAACAAAAACAGGAGGCTTAATTATGGTCGCAGTACGCAAAATCAACTCATATTCATTGCATTGGACTCCCGAAACGGAGTACGCATTTCTCATCGATTATCTTATGCGTAAAGAAGAACAAATCTCAATTAAGCAGAACCAAGTTTCAGGAATGACTATTGGAATGATCAATAGTGCAGATGTATTTGACTTCAAATCAATGCACACTCATTTACGTGGTGTACGACAAAGAATCAAAGATCTGCAGAACAAACATGGATTTACTCCGTCTACATATTTGCAATACAAGCATATTGTGGACGAATACCGTGATGCGGCTATCAAACGTGCGCAACACGGAAAAGCACTACAGGAGGAAACATATGCGGGTTAGGATTTATCAGAAACACACGCATCAAAATCAACAGCCATTGTTATTCAGTAATGTAACAGGGTTGTCTATTAATGATAGAGTTCTAGAGTTTGAACATGATGCTCATATTAATAAAGAACGTAAGGTTCGAGCTAACTCATCATTCATTTTATCAAACATCTGCGGATATTCTCTTCTCAAAGAAGAATCCAATGAAGTTATCAACACTATTTTATAAAAGGAGTACACATAATGAAATTACCATCAATTAATTTTGCAGACCTCGCTAAGAACTCACGTCGCGGACTGGTTGCTGCTAAGAACTTTGGAATCAAACATGCACCACTTGCATTGGTTATCGCTGGAGGAGTTGGACTTGTTGCTACTGCGGTAACATCTTACCAGGCTGCTAAGAAAGTCGATAAGACTTTAGAAAAATTTGAGGAAATGAAGGAGGATGGAATTGTCCCATCAAAAGTTGAAATCGCTACTGAGGTTGCCAAAGATATTGCTATTCCTGTTTTGCTTGGGGTCACTAGCTGCGCTGCTATCGGACTTTCATACGCTATACAGAACAATCGCCTCAAAGCTGTTACGGCTGCTCTCGCGGTAATCACAGAAGAACATTCACGCTACCGCAAACGTGCTAAGGAAATTCTTGATGAAGAAACATTCAAACGTCTCGATACTCCTCATGACACACGTAAAATCACAATCACTGACGAAGATGGAAATGAAATCGAAACTACTGTTGAAGTACCTAGCGAAGGGCTTTTCTATGGCGCATATTTCAAGAACTCTAATCTTAACGCTCCTGGCGAACCAGAATATAACGAACGCACAATCCAAGAAGTCTACAATGAAATTCTTATTCCTAAAATGGCTAAATGGGGCGAATTGACATTCCCATATGTGTTGGAACAACTTGGATTTGAAGTACCATCTGCGGCCCTACCATTCTTCTGGTCAGACACCGATCAATTCTATATTGAATGGGATACATTTGACATGTGGGATGAAGAAGCTAAAGCTATGGTTCCACAAACTTATGTTCGCTGGAAACGCCCACGCAACCGTTACGCTCCAAACATCTACGCAGAAGCGGACGAACAAGCATAATTAAATTTTGAAAGGATATTCCAATAATGAATAGAAACTTGAAGATTTTGGGATATACTGTTTTAGTGGCGGGCATCGGCTATGCCGGTTACCGTCTCTATAAATGGTATAAGGAAGAAAAGAAGTTGGAAGAAGATGGTCTTTCGTATGAAGAACTATTGGAAGCACATGAAGCTGCTGAGATTGAAAAGCGTCTCGAAGAGCGTGATGCTCTGATGGATCTTGAACGAGATATTGAACAAGACCAAGACCCTCTTGAATTTGGTGATGGTCATGCATGGCGTAAAGAAAACGGTATGATTATCCGTAACATCACTCCGTATGAAAATGCTGCTGGGATTGAATATGATCCGATGACTGAAGAAGTTATCGACCTTCCAGATGGACAAGGCGATACCATTTCTGTAGTTCGTAAATTTGACGAATTCGAAATGAAGGATCGATTTCTAAACTATCGTGACAAACGATCTGCGAAAGAAATTCGTAAGGTCATTGACGATATGATGTACACAATCCGCTCGCTTAAAGCTAATGAAATGGAGTATGAACGTATGATCTACGACAAAGACACGCCAGATAGCTATGACTACTATTGTGCGTTAGTTCTTGACCGTGCAGGAATCCATAATTCAAAACTTATTGATGACTTTGCACCTATCTTTGCTTGGGAATATACTCCTAACAAACAAAACATTGCCCTACTTAACATCCGTCAACAATTGATCGACAAGCGTGTAGAATACTTTGGATTCGCATCTAAATATTCTAGCTGGGCAAGTATTGGTGAACTGCTTATTTGGTTTGCTGAAAATTTACATGTCGAAGGCGGTAAGAAATCTGCGACTGAGTATCTTAAATTTATTTTCGATAAGATGTCAATCGAATTCGAAGACTTCGATGCTGTTACACATGATACATTTATCTCATATTTGGAAAGTGGACGCACTAACAAGCCAAATTATGATGATACTTTCGGCATGTTTGGTTTGCCTAAATCAGACTATGATGATTCTAAGTCACTGTGGGACGAATATAACAAACGTATTGAGCACGAGGTAGGATTTATGGATCTAGAAGAAGGTGATGAAGATGACGACTCGGAAGATTAATCGTCTGATCATCAAGAAAGACGGTAAAGTATATTCTTTTCGTTGTTCTGCCGGAGGTGGAGCAATCTATTTACGAGACTCTGACTTCGTATATATTGTTTTTGTTGCTGACCTATTAAGCGACGCTAATGAAATAATCATTTCTGGTTATACATCTGGCGGTCGATCTAGTAATTTGCATCTTACTAAGTTGGATGTTACTAAACTGTCTAGAAGCATATTACACTTCTTCGGACATTCAAATCATCATATTCGATCGTTATGCGTCTACAATGATTTAGACAATCCATTAATTAACATTAGGAATTGAATTACTACGCGAGACATCGCATCATATTTTCAGAAAGGATAACCTAATGAAAGAACTATTTGCAAAACTAAAAGAAGGTCTTGCTAATCTTAAAAATTGGCTTGACAAAATCATCACAGATATCGAGTGGGCAGTAATGCCTACTTGGATCATGTGGACATCGAAAGACAAATACAAACTAAGTCACTACCGACTGATCAACGGTTATGACTTGAAACACATGTATTTGCAAAACGGAACTCCCGTACTTCGGTCATATAACCAAGGATGGGAAGCATCCGAATCGGAATCAGATAATTACGTTGTGGAAGGATTTTCTAGAAGCCTGACTGACGTATATTCTGCGCGTGGATACAACTTCGTATTATGCGGCGGTAGTCGTATAACTGGAATTAAGGAATACAAGAATGGCGATATACCTACTCACAATTTCTTCCTGGCCAAGAGGAAAGATGAGGACGAGGTTCTTGTCTGCATTCCACGAGAGATCGTTTCAAGTCCTGAGGGGTTAATGAATCGCATGATCTCAAACATGAAAACGAATTCCGAATTCACAATTCAATCCATCAACACATTCTGCTATATTTATCCTATGGAGAAGACTAACGCAGGATATTTGACTTTCGGTCGTCAAGTTTACGACGAATGGGGGTCAAACGATGGACTTGTGATCTATCCAAAGGCTGGAGATGACCTTTGGGACAAACTAACCCACTAGAAGGGGTCTAGGAGGCTATATAATGGCGTTTAACGACTATGTAGTTCCTTATTCGATAGAAAGGGCCGACGTACTCAGGAAGTGCGCAGAGAGCGATTTATCGGTCTTAAACGAGGACTATTATAAGGGCTACAAATTCATGTTTTGGACCAAATTATCCAAGGCTAGACCCAATATCATGGTGGGGATAGCTTATGGGGATAATCTTATCAAGATCAATATGGGTAAAGACAAGTACATGCTTTGTCCATATCTTGTAATCTCAGAAACCGACAATGATCATCGAATGTTCATATTTGAAAGTTCGGAATCACTGTTGGCTATGGTTAAGGAACTGTTCAAGGCTGATGACTCAGAAGATTTTATTGATACCATATTCAGAAAGTATGCCACTACATACAAGTTCATTCAATACAAATCTGACGGTAATGAAATCGCATCATGTCAAGGGACAAATCTACCTGTAATTAACTTATCTTTGGTTAGATATTGGAATAATCCAGATGAGCCACATTTGACTCGTTTGGATATTCTCGACTCTAAACCACTGGACTGCACATTTACTCCGGGTGGTCCTGTTGATGTCAAAAACTACTATATTCTTGACTCGACACGCTACCAGAAGGAGCTGGACCATTCCGAGTACAATACATATAATTGGAAAGGAAAGACTAATGGACGAAATAAAAGATAAGGTCGTCTCGAATATGGACGACGCTGAAATCTTTGAAGCTGCCAGGAAGTTGAAAGAACTCTTGGACTCGGCTATTCTACGTAGCGAAATCGTAGGAGAGGCTGACACACGGAAGTTACTTTGGGATCTACGAGCAAATCTTCTCGTAGTATTACGTTAAACAAAAGGAGAAACTAATGAAGTATGATATTACTCGATTACCTGTTATCAAATCAAAACATTTCAATGACGAAGCTGTGCAAGCTGCTAACGCTGGTATGACCGACGAACAATACACTACCGCACAAGGACAAAAAGTTCTGTGGTATATGTATGTATTGGACAAATTAAACCGTGGTGATTCTATTTCTGTTGCCGAGCTGCGTAAAGCTGCTAATAAGAAAGTCGAATTGAAGGACTACATGTTCGGATTCGACAAACGTGCTCTTGACTACACAAGTCCTAAAGCATCTGATGATATTTTCTTCCATCCAATTCATTTGAAACGGATTGTGGAACATAATGAATATCTATTCGATACCACAACATTGCAAAAATGGAAAGAAAAAGACGCGGCTATTCATCGTAAACGTGTAAAAGTTCTTGAGGAAGCTGTCGAACTTATGCGAGAAGATTACCGACAACTTTCAATGGATGCGCAAGAAGGTTAAAAGGAGCTGTAAATGAAATTCAAGTCTGGTATGGAGAAGACATCATATTTGAAAAGTGTCTTATTGAAAGTTCTGAAGACTATGGGATATTTGACAGTGGCAGATTACAAACGTATCTGTCACCACTATCCTATTGAGGCTAAGGACTATGTTATTGGTTGGCGAAGTTTATACGATGCTCATTTCACCACAAACGAATACCCTGACGATGCGAACATGGTTAAGCTATACATCTCTAAACAACCATCTATATTGGCTAGCTCACGGGCTAAACAAGTCGACTTCGTTGGCAATATCCCTTCCTTAGGGAATGTTCATATTGTGGATAATGGTATTCAAAACGTTCTAATCATTCACCTAGGCCTAGCTTCTAATGATTTAGAGCAGTGGCGACATCATAATCGTAAGATTTTGGTGTTTGACAACGAACCTATGAAACAAAATTTTATATTGTGGTTCGATAATCATCAGACTAAACCTGGTGAAGATGTTATTATGGTGGGTAAAGACTTTGATCTTAAACCTATTTTGCGTGAACACGGATTAATTGTCCGTGAGGTTATTTAAGGAGGTATGGTATGACATTAAAGGTTCTTGATATCAATATGAATGATGTCTTGTGGGTAAAACACTCACGTGATGGTATTAAAGTTTGTGCTCGTATACAAAAAGAAGCTGAAAAGTTTGCTGTTCAGACTGAAGATAGACCAGACACACTATATTCTTTTGAAGATTGTTCATGGAATACATTCAAAGACGATCTACTATATTCATTGGATGCTATTATCCCATACATTGGAGATATTTACATCTTCCATTTCAAGGAATTCAAATCCATTAAATACGGTAACGCTCTTGCTCGTATCAAAACTCTTATTAATGTAGATACAGAGCTGTTGGAACCTAAAGGTCCTATTTTCTCAGTTGGTATTGATCCGGAAGATCCTGACATCCACGAATACGAAATCTCTGTACCAATCACAGATCTTGTAGATATTACCGAAGTAACTAAGCGTTTTGCTGTAGGAGTTACTGCTAATATCTTTTGGAATACTGGAACTCGTAACGGGCAGATCACTTCTGTTCAGATTACTAATGGAGAACTCATAATTAAATTTGAGAAGATTCACAAAGGTGACTATCTAACACTCGATATTCGCCAGTTCATTCGTAAGGTTTATAAATAGGAGGTATTAAGATGACTACCCAAAACGACATTTATGTTATCGATTTAACCAAATATTTCACACGCCTTTTCGAATTACATCGTCCAGATGCCTTGGATTATTTCAAGAAGATCGAATGCTTTATGTATTTCAACATCTCAGATCCAACCCAGGTCCAATTCAAATACCGCTTCTATGGTTACAGATATGATCGTAAGGTATTATATGGACTTACTCCGGATATGTTTGTGCAAGTTGTAAACTTCTTTACTATGCTTGCTGAAAGCTCATATCGTTTGGAAAAGGCTCTTATGCCAGAATGGATGTTTGAACCGAAAGTACGCTGGATGCGCGGGTTACTAAAGGATGCTTTGGACGTTCCTCAACACATTGAAATCCGTCGTTACTTGTTTAGTAAAGGTGTTGATGTTGACTTCGATGATATTGTTAAGACCGACTATGCTAGCATGGTTGATGGTGATAATAATATTCCTATAGTTAGACCTTCTCTAGTATACTGGCGGGAACTTGGTAAAGTACTGTTGGCTACAAACTCACGTTTTGTCACAGCAGATTATGATGATCCGGAGGTAAATTACGATGGTCGTGATTGATCCTGGAACGGACTTAATTAAAATCAACTTTACTGAATACTTGCGTAAATTTTATAAGGATATTCGTAAGTATGACAAGTATATGTTGGCAAAGATCTATGGCAAGATGTATTTCAAGCTCACTGATCCTACAGTAATCCAGTTTGAGATGTATGCTGATCGCAGATCCAACGTTGTTAAGGTTTTGAAATTAAAGAATATCGTGGAAGCAATTGATGTTATAAACTTCTTCTTGGAGATCTCTGACGCATATTCAGGACACCATTCGGACTACTATCCAAAGTGGATGCTTAAGCCTAGATCCTCTATTATTCGGGGTTTGATTAAGGATTCTTTGGGATTAACTGGTGTATCTGAGCTTAGCAGGAATGGAATTGAGTATGAAGATCTTGATAAAATGCATCAAAAGATCCAATATTCATGTAAACATGGCGTACATATCTATGATATTTGTGCTGGTTTGGGCCTAGATCCTGCTAAAGATGACCTATTTATGTGGCGAAAACGTCGTATTAATGGGTTCAAAATTGGTAATATTGACTATTATGAGGCTAAAAAACGAGGCAAAATCGTCAATTATATCGTCTAAATCAGCCGGATTTCCTATAATATTGTGGGAAAATCAGGGTTGATTCGGGCTAAAATCGTGGTTAAATTACTATGATATTATAGGAAAAATGGGCCTAAAATGGCTTGAAATAGCAGTCCCCCAAAATCCCCCAAATTTTTAAGGGTTTTTGGGGCGGAGCCGAAATAGCTTGAAAATGCCTTATTTTGGGTGGTTTTTGGGCATATTTCGGCGATTTTGAGGGTACTTTAGGGGTTGTGAGTCCCTAATCCCCCCAATCGACCCTGTTTTTACATTGTTTACATCAAGAGTTAAAAGCTTATAATATATATAAACAATAGGAGAAGAGGGGAGAATGGGGACTATTGGTCAAAATCGATGGATTTGGTTGAATTCGGTCTGATTGACTGAAATTAGCCACAACTCACAAAATACGATAGAAAAGGAGGGTTTCGGTGAAGTTTGATTTTTTAGACGTCACTGTCGAGCAAAACTTCAGTAACAACAGAGTTTATGATTATGTCATATCTCCAGACTTCTTGTTTGGAGATATTAAAGACTTGGTTATTAAAGGTTCTTCGTTCTTTGCTTTCTGGGATGGAAACGAATGGATAATGGACCAGAACTATTTATTTGATTGTATCGACTCGATCTTGTGGAGAAAGTATCATGAAATAAAAGCCGAACATCCAACAGCTAGGATTCAGGTTAAGGAAATTCGTAAAGCATCAGCCGGCAAGTACAAATTGTTTGTTGACTATATCAAAGTCCTTTGGCAACCTGAAACCAACTTCAACAGACGCATATTGTTTGCGGATCATAAGATCAGGCGCGAAGATTATGCAACTGTTAAATTACCATACACTCCGGTGAGTGGTGACTGCCCGGCATTCAAAGAATTGTTATATACATTGTACGATCCAAATGAAGCTGAAAAGATTCTATGGTTTATGGGCGCTTTGCTTATGAACAAAATGGATGGGATCGAGAAGTTCATGTATTTGTATGGACCAAAAGGATCTGGTAAAGGTACTGTGCTAAAAGTATTCAAGATGATATTCGACGGATACCATGCGCCTATCGACTTGAGGGAGTTGACGAGTGGCGGACCATTTGCAACAGGACAGATCCGAGAGGTTCCTTTGTTGATTGACGATGATACGGATATTTCCAGGATCAGTAACGATACGCCATTGTTGAAACTGACATCTCACGAAACTATATCTGTCAACAAGAAATACAAAGAACCATACGATGTGACATTCAGCGGATTATTGGTAACTGCATCAAACCAACGATATCGTGTAAGGAATATTGACTCTGGTATTACTCGACGGGCTGTTGTAGTAAATCCTAGTGGTCGTAAATTCACACACGAAGAATATGATGCGTTATTTGATCGTGTTAAGTATGAAGTTCCGTATATTGCATCGATGGCTATGGATACTTTCAAAGAACTCGGTTATTCTTTCTACGACGACTACTTCGATATTGAGATGGCTGTCAATACTGATATCATATTTGACTTTGTTCGAAGTAATGCAATGGAGATTGGTAAGGATATTACACTCAAGCGTGTTGCGGAGATGTACAAAGAATATTTAGAAGATCTCGGATTCAAGACAGAAGGATACAAAGCTAAGATCAAGAAAGAGCTCATGCGATATTTCGACGAGTTCCATACAGAGATTCGGATCGACAATATTCGTTACAAGAATTTATATCGAGGATTCAAATGGGAAGTCGTATATCCAGAAGGTCTCGGAGACAAAACGGACGGTCGATTCGTACATTCTGAAGAAGCAAAAGAAGATTGGCTCACATTTCTTGACAACCCGTCATATTTCAATGGTATCGCTGCGGCATTTCCAGCACAACCTGCAAATTCAAAAGGTAATCCTTTAGCGAAGTGGGATGATGTTAAGACTGTGTTAGCAGATATCGACACGGAACAACTTCACTGGGTTAAAGTTCCGCTAAGTCATGTTATTATTGACTTGGATAAAAAGAACCCAGAGACAGGCAAGAAGGATTTGGAATTGAACAAGGAAGCAGCCCGACAGTTCCCTCCGACATACGCCGAACTATCCAAATCAGGCCATGGTATTCACTTGCATTATATTTATGACGGTAATGTGAATGAGTTATCAAATCTGGTAGAAGAGGATGTGGAGATCAAGGTATATCGCGGGAAGTCTTCTTTGCGACGTATCAATATGAAAGCCAATGAGTATGAAATCGCGCATATATCCTCAGGTCTCCCACTAAGAGAGAAGGAGGCTGTGGTGTATAGCGAGATAGAAGATATTGTGTATACCGAACAGGTATTACGTAATTTTGTAAAACGACAGTTGGGTATGATTGAAGGTAAGGAACCATCACATCCAAATACTAAACCGACTATCGATTGGATTGCTCATGAAATTCAGAAGGCTCACGATCAAGGTCTTGA